ACCCCGCGGGCAACCAGCCGGATGTTGGGGGCGTTTTTGCGCGGGAATGACGTGAAAAGTGCTGACACCGCTACCTTTGGCTGGACCGTCCCAAGTTATGCGGCGATCGCCCTATTTTTTGGGGTGAGCGTTGAGACCGTGAAACGCTGGGCCGCGGCGGGCATGCCACGGCATCGGCCTTATGACCTCGCGCGGATCGTGGCCTGGCTGCGCAGTGAGGGTCCCTGGCGTCCGGGTGCAGAGCGCCCCCAAAGGGCCCGGGTCGACGACATCGGTGCCCGGGCGCTGGCCCGCTGCCGGCAAAACAAGGCGATTATGCTGGATCTCGAGGTTCAGGAGCGGATCGGCTCGGTGGTGCGGCGCGACGCGATCCGGACCGATCTCGGCCGCTTCAGCGCCTTGATCCGCCGCGCGGCCGAGAAGCTGGCAAGCAAATTCGGCGACGAGGCGGCGGCAATCGTCATCCGGGCCATCGACCAAGCGGAGCGGATCACCGATCGGTTGGCAGGCGGCAATGAAAGCAGACCGAAGCACAGACCTGCGAGGCAGCAATCGCGGCGACGCCTGGGCTGAGGAGTACCGCGCAATGCTCGATGGCTGCCGGCCGCGCCGGCGCCGCTCTTGGATCGAGTTTGCGCGCGAAGAGCTGGTCATCCCCAGCGGGCGAATGGCTGGAGAGCGCTTCGACCCCGACTTCCAGCCGAGCCACCGGCTGCTTTTGAAGGAATTCGACAATCCTGTCTGGAATCGTTTCGTGATCACCGGCCCTTCGCAGGACGGCAAGTCACTGTTCGGCCTGGCCGTGCCTTGCATGCGCCACCTCTTCGACTTTGAGCAGACAGTGGGCGTGCTCGTCCCGCGCATGGAGCTGGCGAAGGAGAAGTGGGACCGCGATTTCCGTCCGGCGATCGAGTGTTCGCGCTACGCCTCGCTCTTGCCCCGCGAGGGGTCGGGCTCGCAGGGAGGCCGGTTCGAGTCGATCACCTTCCGCAATGGGGCGGTGCTGAAGTTCCTCTCCGGCGGCGGCCGGGACAAGAAGCGGGCCTCGTTTACAACTCAGGTGCTCCTTGTCACCGAGACCGATGGTATGGACGAGCCCGGCGAGCGGTCGCGCGAATCCGACCCCATTACCCAGGCCGAGGCCCGGACCTTGAGCTTCGGCTGGGAGCGGAGGATCTATCTGGAATGCACGGTCTCGACCAAGGGAGGACGAATCTGGAAGGAGTATGAGGCCAGCAGCCGTGGCCGGATCGTCCGCCGCTGCCCGTACTGCGGCCGTTGGGTGAGCCCCGAGCGCGAACACCTCGTGGGTTGGCAGGATGCCGATAACGAGGTCCAGGCCGACCAGATGGCCCATTTCCGCTGTCCGGAGTGCTCGCACCCCTGGAGCGAGGAAGATCGGCGCCGGGCCAACAGCACCAGCCGCATCGTCCATCGCGGCCAGGAAGTCACCCCCGAGGGTCACATCGTCGGCGCGGTCACAGATACGCGGACCTGCGGCGTGCGATGGAGTGCCGTCGATAACCATTTCCTTACCGCCGGATTCATCGGGACCAAGGAATGGGCCGCTGCCCGGGCCGAGAACGAGGAGATGGCCGACCGCGAGCTCTGCCAGTTCTTCTGGGCCACGCCGCCATCGCCGATCGGGCTGCACGCTGTGCTGGTGACCTGCGAGGGGCTGATGGGCCGGATGGGTTTCGGGCCTCGCGGCCAGGTCCCGCGCGACACGGCCTACCTGACGGTCGGGATCGATGTGGGCAAGTGGACTCTGCACTGGATTGCCGTGGCCTGGCTCCTGGATGGGCGGGCCCATGTGATCGAGTACGGCAAGCAAAAGACCGAGGCCGGGGCCCTGGGCGCGGAGCTGGCGGTCTACGCCGCCCTGGGGGAGCTGGCCGAGCGCCTGGAGGCCGGTTTCACTTGGCGAGGCGAGGAACTCCGCGTGCCCGATCAGGTCTGGATCGACTCGGGTTATTTGACGGACACGATCTATCAGGCCTGCGCGGAGCACGCCCCGCGATTCCGACCGGTCAAGGGACTGGGGAGCGGCCAGCGGAGCGGGGCCCGCTACGTAGCGCCCCGTCAGGCGGGCGGGGCAGTGGTCCTTACCGGCGAGCAGTGGCACCTAGTCTATCTCAAGGATCGCGGGCTACACATCGTCGAGCTCGGCTCCGATTACTGGAAGACCTGGGCGCGGGAGCGCCTGATGGTCCCCTTGGGCCAACCCGGGGGCATGACGTTCTTCAAGACGATGCCGCGAGACCACCTCGATTTGACCAGGCAGCTCACTGCCGAAGACCCCGACGCCGACGGGAAGTGGGTCGCGCATCGCTCCAACAATCACTGGAATGATGCTCTTTACCAGGCATGTGCGGCAGCCAATTTCTGCGGATTCACGCTTTTGCCCGCGCCTAAGTCGGGCAACGAGCAAGCTCTGGGCCCGATCATTAAGCCGGTTGCCGGCCTCGATGGTCGGCCGTTTTTGATCTCGCAACGCTAAGGAAAAACCATGAAAACCAGGACTGTGAAAGCGGAGGCCCTCGCGCAAGGCCCCAGTCCCAGCCCAGATAACCTCCCGGCGGCGATAGTGCCCACGGCGGTTCGTTCGGTCGCCGTGGAGGTCCCATTGTGTGACCCCCTGGCCAGCGCCTACATGCCCCGGCTGCTCCAGATCGCCCTGCGCGGAGAGACCCAGAAGCGGATCGTCCAGCAAATCCGCCGCGGCCTGATCGGCGGCGGGCACCGGCTGGCCAATGGCCAATCCGTGCAGAGCAATGCCGACGCCATCCGCTGGCTGCTGGAGACGATTGCGAGTAAGTGTAGCGCGTAATGCCCCGCTTGGGGTATTCTGAAAAGGCCGCCCGCTCGGCAAACTGCGAGCATGGCGACCGTTCTGCTCGGCAATTTCTTCGAGTTTGCCTTCCAGCTCAACCGGGTCGACGGCGGGGTAGTTGACGCGGATTCACTCCCCAGCTTCCGCGTGTATGAAGACGGCAGCGATGTCGTCATCGAGACCGGGACTTGCTCCAAGCGAGACGATCCCGGGACCATCGGCTACTACGCGGCCCGGTCTCAGACGACCACCGCCAAGGGATACGCATCGGCCAAGAACTACCACGTCCGCGTGGAAGCCACAGTTGACGGGGTCAGCAGGGCGGCGGTAATCGGCCGCTTCGCCTGCCAATCCGCGACCGACGTCAGCCCGACCCCGGCCACGGCCCTAGAAGAGCACCAGGCCGCCTACCTGGCCAATGCCGACTACGACGAAGACGGCTCGCTGGCCAAGTGCCGGGCCTTCATCACGGCCTGTCGCTCGCTGTTGGTCTGTCTGCCCAGCCGCATGGCCCGCGGCCAGGCAGGCAACCTGGAGTGGAATGTGGAGGTCCTCAAAGGCGAGCTCGACCGGGCCCAGGAATGGCTCGCTCTCCACGATGATGCCCCCATCGCCGGGGCCGCGGTCCGCTACCTCGATCTCTCAGCCTTCCGCGATTGAGGATCGCCGTGTCTCGCCGCCACTTCCCTATCACCGACCCCAACCTAGCCGAAGCCTTCTTCGAGCTCCGCGCCGACTATGACGCCGCCCGGCAGACCCGTTACCGGCGGACCCGGGCCGGAGTCACCTCGGTAGGGCGGACAGGGGATTGGCACGTCCGCAGCGAGGGCGACCTGTTTCGGATGATGGAGTACAGCCGCGATTTCATGCGCAACGACATGGTCCTGCCCCAGGCCGTGCGGCGTTTGGTTGCCAATGTGCTTCAGGGCGGCTTTACCCCCGATCCGAACACCGGCGATCGCGAAATCGATCTTCAACTGCTCGCCCGGTGGAACCAATGGGCGGGGATGGACGGCCGCGGCCGGTGCGACCTGGCCGGCGAGGCGAGCTTCCATGATCTGGAGAAGCTGGCCCTCTTGCAGGTGATCGTCGACGGCGACATCTGCTTCCTGCCAATCGACGAGGCCGACGCCCTGGAGTCCATGGAGGCCCATCGGCTTCGCACGCCCAACAATACCAGCCGCAACGTGGTCTTCGGCGTGCTCTTGGACGAGAACCGCCGCCGCCTGGAATACTGGTTCACCCGCGATGAGATCGCCCCCACGGCCCCGGTGAGTCGCGTGGCCGATGTGAGACGGGTGGCCGCGCGCAGCGAAGAGGGCGACCGCCAGGTCTTTCATCTGTACCGTCCGGAGCGGACCAGCCAGACCCGGGGGATCACTCACTTCGCGCCCTTCATGAACGCCCTGGGCATGCTAGACGAAATCCAGTTCGCCACGCTCGTCCAGCGACAGATTGTGAGCTGCTTCGGGTTCATCCGCGAGCTGCCCCCCAGCTTCCGCGGTGGGGCCCCGGCCCCGACCGGCGCGACCTCGACCGAACAACTGGCCGACGGCACCGTGCGGACCCTGATGGGAATCGGGCCGGGCATGGAGATCCAGACCCGCCCCGGGGAAAAGGTGACCGCCTTTTCGCCGAACATTCCCAATCCCGAATACTTCCCGCATACCTTACTGATACTCACCTTCATCGCCATCAATCTCGACCTGCCGGTCCAGGTGCTGCTGCTTGACGCCAAGCAGACCAATTTCAGCGGCTGGCGAGGGGCGATCGACCAGGCCCGGCTCGGGCTCCGCCAGATCCAACGGTGGCTGGCCGATTGGTTTCACCGCGAGGTCTGGCGGTGGCGAGTACGACGAGCCATGGCTGAGGACGCGGCCCTGCGGGCGGCTGCGAATCGCGGCGACGTGGCTATCTTTGCCCATGTCTGGAAGCTCCCCCGCTGGCCCTACATTCAGCCGGTTGAGGACGTCACCAGCGATCTGATGCGGCTCCGCGGGCTCTTGGCCTCGCCCACCACTGTGGTCGCCGAGCGAGGCGACCAGGACTTTTCGGAGATCGTTGATGGGACGATCCGCGACAACCGCTACGCCATCGAGCAAGCAAAGACGGCCGCCGCTGAGATTAACCGCCAATTCCCCGAGGACCGGTCGCCCGTGGATTGGCGGGAGGTCCTCGTCTTGCCCACGCCGGACCGGATCAATCTGACCCTGACTTCTCCGATGGAGCCCCAACCGACGGGAGCCGCCAATGGTGCTGCCAACTGAGCTTGCCTCGCTGGCCATCCCGCGCCTGGAGGAATATTTCGGCCTATGGGCGATCGGCGACGAGGAGTTCCGCCGGCTAGTCGCCGAGGCGAAGGGGCTCAATCTCACCATCCATGTCGCGGCCAGCCAGGCCGCGGGGCCGCCGAGCCCCGGCCGGGGCGTGCGCCCTTATGAAAGGATCGAGGGCGTGGCCGTGATTTCGATCGTCGGGGCCATGATGAAGCAAGAGAGCTCGTTCGGGGGCACGAGCTCGGTGGTCATCCGCCGCCAGGTCCGCGAGGCCGCGGCCCGGAAAGACGTGGCGGCGATACTCTTGAAGATCGACAGCCCCGGCGGGACCGCGGCCGGGACGCCCGACCTCGCCGAGGATGTGTTTAACGCGGCGGCGCGCAAACCAGTCTGGGCCTACATCGAGGACCTCGGCGCGTCGGCCGCCTACTGGGTCGCCAGTCAGGCCCGCAAGCTCTTTGCCTCGGCCCCCACGCTGGTCGGTTCGATCGGCACTTACGGCGTGATCGCGGACTTCTCCGCCGCAGCGGCCATGGAGGGCGTGAAGGTCCACGTCTTGCGCGCAGGCAAATTCAAGGGGGCGGGCGAGCCGGGGACCGAAATCACCGCGGAGCAACTTGCCGAATGGCAGCGGCGCGTGGACGGGATCAATGAGTTCTTCCTGGCAGCGGTCAGCAAGGGCCGCCGCCTTTCTATCGAACGAGTCCGGGAGCTGGCCGACGGCCGGCTCCAGCTTGCCGAAGACGCCCTCGCCATGGGCCTAATCGATGGCGTCCAGTCGTTTGACGATACGCTGGCTCAACTTGTCCGCTTGACGAAAGGACCCAGGAAAATGAGCGATGAAAATCCGACCGGGACCGTCCTCTCCGCGGCTCCCGGGCCCGCGAGTTACCAGGAGATCAAGGACGCATGCGTCGGATGCGACGCCGACTTCCTCTGCCGCCAGCTCGAGCACAAGGCGACGCTGGAAGAGGCCCGCAAGGGGTGGATGGCCGAGCAGGCCAACCGCCTGGCCGAGAGCCAGAAGGCGCTGAAGACCGCCGAGGCCAAGGCCGAGGAGGCCCGCGCCGCCGCGGCCAAGCCCCGATCCGGTATCGAGCCGGTCGGGACCCGCAATGCCGGGACCGCGGCCGACGATGCTGATCCAATCGCCGCCTTCGAGCAGCTCGTGGCCGAGCATGAGAAACGGGGACTGGCCCGGCCCAAGGCGATCGCCAAGGCCGTCAAGGAGGACCCCGAGGCCCACCGCGCGTATCTGGATGCCTACAACGCCAGGTTCGGCCGGCCGGGCCTGGGGCGGTGAGCCAACCGACCTACCCCTCTTACAAACAGGAGTTTCCCATGACCCAGTACGTTGAAGGGCCCGTCAAGACCTTCCTCTCCGGAGCGGCGATCGGGGCCCATTTGCGCGTCAAGCTCGTTTCCGGGGTCCTTCAGTTGGCGGGAGTCGCGGATGATGACCTCGGTGTCACGGAGCAGGCGAGCTTCGCCGCCAACGAACCCCAGGCCGTCCGGCTCCGCACGGCCCCCGGCACGCTGAAGATGATCGCCGACGGCTCGACGATCACCGCCGGCGGCGCAGTCCGCACCGCGGCCTCGGGCAAGGTCGCCTCGACCAACGCCTCGGGCAGCCGGCCCCGCGGCATCGCCCTGGAAGCCTCGACCGCCGACGGCGACTTGATCGAGGTCCTCCAGAGCGGCACGGGACACACCAGCACTACCTGAGTTTCCAGCACGACACGCGGCCCGTGATCCGGTCTCAAGGAAACCGGTCGGGCCGACAAGAAGGAGGGCAATCCATGCCTGCACCAACTACTTCTCTAGCCTCCCTGCGCCCGGACCTCGGGGGGACGATGTTCCAGCTCGACCTGGCCGCCGAACGGATGGGCTTTATCGGCCTGCGGGTCATGCCTCCCTTCGAGGCGGCCAAGCAGGCCGGGACCTTCGGCAAGGTCGCCCTGGAGCAGCTCCTAAAGGTCCCCGAGACCCGCCGTGCCCCGCGGTCGAATTACAACCGGATCCAATGGGAGTTTCAGGACGCTTCCTACGCGACGGAAGAGCACGGGCTTGAGGGTCCAGTGGACGATCGCCAGGCCGTGGCCTACCGCTCCTATTTCGACGCCGAGCAGGCCACGGCGAATATCGTCCGCGACAACGTGCTCCGGGCCATGGAGATCCGGATCGCGGCCAAGCTCTTCGACACCGCGACGTACACCGGCGCGAATCTCACGCTGGATATCGTCCAAGAGTGGGACGACGCCACCAACGCCGTGCCCGTCAATGACGTGGATTTCGCCAAGACGAAGGTCTGGACGAACACCGGCCTCTGGCCGAACGCGATTGTAATGAGCCGCAATACGTTCAACTTGCTCCGCAAGTGTGACCAGATTATCGATCGCATCGCAGCCCAGGGGGCCGGGGACCGGATCCGGGCCGGCGACATCACCGCCGCCCAGATCGCCGCCTGCTTTGACCTCCGCTACGTGTTCGTGGCCGGGTCGGCCAAGGACTCGGCCAAGGAAGGCCAGACCCGCTCCATTGCCTCGATCTGGTCGGACAACATGGCCTCCGTGCTCCGCGTGGCGGAGACGGACAACATCGAGGAGCCCTGCTGGGGCCGCTGCATCCACTGGAGCGAGGACGGGTCGGAGATCGGCGGGGCCATCGAGTCCTACCGCGACGAGAGCGCGCGGAGCGACATCATCCGCGTCCGCATGGACACGCATGAGAAAGTCATCTACACCGAGCTGGCCTTCCTGCTGACCGATGTGCTGACCTGACCATGACCGTGGCGACCTCTGCCTTTGATCGCCTCTTTGCCGCCGCCGGCTTGGGGCCGCTCCTGGACCAGTTCGGTGTTGCCTGCACCTTTGTCCCCAGGAGCGGCCCGGCCCGCGCCGTGGTCGCCGTGATCGAGTACGTGCGCGAGGAGGACCGCCAGGGCGAGGCCCAGGAGCATCAGAAGGAACGCTGCTGGATCACGGTCTTCCGCAACGAGGCGGCCGCCCGCGGCGGGATCGCCGTGATCCAGCGGGGCGACGCCTTCGAGGGCCCGGAGGATACGACCAGCACCCGCTGGAGCTTCGCGGGCCAGGTCCGCAGCCGATCCGCCGAAGCCTGGGATCTCCTGTTCGAGCGGGTCCGTCCCACCCGGGTCGGGCCGCGCACGGGAGGTGGATGAACATGAGCCGGACTCCCGCCGGGCCGATCACTGCCGGGCTCCTGGGGATCCAGGATGTCCTGGCCAACATGCCCGCCTTCCAGGCATGGGTCGGGGCCGAGTCCGCCGAGGAAGCCCGGGCCAAGGCCGTCCTGTTCGATTACACCGGCGGCGCGGATCAGACTTCGTCTTACGAGAGCGAGCCTCTAGCCATCGCCGCCTTCCGGCCGTTTGCCTGCCTCTGGCAGACCGAGCATCTGGCGCTCGACTGGATCTCCGGCGGCGAGCAGTACTACCTCGACCCCGGCGCGGATGTATACCTGGAGCTCCAGCAGGCCGATGCCTATCCCGACGATCGCGATGCCGGATACTGGGATTTCGTCTCGGCCATCGACGGGATCATCCAGGGTCTCCGCGACGAGGCCGGTACCAGCGGCGGCGTGCCGATCCATCGGATCCGCCTGGCCGCGCTGCCCATGCGGTCGCCGCCCGACGAGGATCCATCCAACGGCGGCGGCTACTGGGTGGCCTGCTTGCGCCTGTCCTGGGGCCGGCGGGGAGGAGGGGCCTGATCGATGACCGTGCTCCTGCAATGCGGCATGAAGCTCCCGGGCTGGCTGGGACAGCAGCTCGGCGTCTCGACGCGGGCCTGGAAGGAAATCTGCCGCGAGACCATGGCCGAGGTCGGACGGCATTGGTTCGAGAGCTTCCTCCGCCTCCACTTCCGCGAAGGGGCAGCGGCGCGGTATGGATACCAGCCCCGCACGGCAAAGTACATCCGCTCCAAGATCAAGGCCGCCAAGAAGGGCAAGGCCCTGGCCGGCGGCGTCGTCCCTCTTCTCTACACCGGGGATCTTCGTGAGGAGGTTCAGGGCTACGTCTACGTGCGCGCGTTCCCCACACGAGCCACCCTCACCTTGCATGGCCCCAAGTACCTCTCGATGACCCCGCGGGGCAGCCGGCCCAACATGGGCCAGGAGATCACGGCGGTCAGCGATGAGGAGCGCTTTCAGATGGCCGCGCTGATGGCGGATCGGCTAGGCGCGAAGATGGATGCCCTCGGCCTCGACGCGGTAACCGAAGTCATTGCCTGAGAGGACCCTGCTATGAGCACTCCCACTCCATTCTACTTGCGGGCCCTGAAGACCTCGGGCGGCACGGTGATCAGCCGGATCACCGATACCACGCCGGCCGTGACCACCAATCGCCTCCTGGCCTTCCACGCCGGCCAGTCCGAACCCAGCTTCCTGGCCACGCAGAGCCAGCGGATCGAGATCAGCTTCACCTGCCAGGCCGTGGGGCAGCTCCTGGCTTACATCAGGTCGGGAGGGAACCCTTATGCCCTGGCAATCAGCGGGTCCTACCTCGATCTGCTGTACCAGGCTGGGGCCGACCTGAACTTCCGGGCGGAGCCTGCCTCGGCCCTCCATTTCTGGTTTCGCGTCTACCGCGGCCTGCTCTCCTGGCAGACGATCCGCGCCGGCCAGGACCAGGAAGCCTCGGTGGCCTGCCGACTCCGCGTGGCCTGGGACCAGGTCAATCCGCCCATCGTCCCCACGCCGAACCAACCGTTGTCGATTACGCCGCCGAGCGTCAACCTCTACACTCTCGGACCCGTCGGGGTCAACGGCGCGCTGCTCGGCGGGGTCCAGGACTGGACGTTGTCGAGCAATGAGCAACCCGAATCGATCTCCTCGGACGGCGACGTGTGGGCGACCTACGAGGCGATCCGCAGCGTGAGCCCCTCGGCGGCGATCCGGGCCATCGGTGTGCCCTGGCGGGCCATGGGCCTGGCCGGCACGCAGATCACCGCCTTGAGCCTCTACCTCATGGCCAAGCAACTCTACGGCGGAAACTACGGCCAGGCCAGCCCCCAGCATGTGAAGATCTACGCGGCCGCCGGCCGGATCGATCCCGACAATGCCCGCGGCGGCGAGACCAATCCGGCCGAAACCAACTTGACTGCCAGCTTGATCAACGCGGGCAGCGATTTCGCCCTGGACTATTCAACGGCCGCCGCGATCACCAACTGACGAAGGAAGCTGCCATGCCCACGGTAACGCTCAATCGCTCCTGGTCCGAGCCGGGGAGCACGCCCATCAGCTACGAGCTGGAAAAGACGGCCGACGGCGAGGTGATTCTCGATGCGGTCGTCATCCCGGATGAGTCCGTCGACTTCAACGTCGTGGTTGCGATCGACGTTTCGCAGCTCGTGGCCCTCTTGATCGGCTCGGATCAGGACCTGACGATTGAAACCAATCAGCCCGGCGGGGCCTCGGGGGAGCCCGACGATACCTTGGCACTGGAAGCCAATGCCCCCCTGATCTGGACGGACGAGGACGTTGAGGCTTGTCCCCTGTCGGCGGACGTTACGATCCTCTACATCACGAACGGCTCCGGCGCCGACGCCACCTTGAATCTGCGGGCCCTGGTCGATCCGACGCCTTGATTGTTGAGCAAGGACGCCCTGCCATGGCTGGACTGCTCTACTACTTTCCCCAGGCCACGATCGAATGCCTCCGCGAGGGCCCCCGACTCCGCCGGGAGTTTCTCGTCTCGTGCGGGCTTCAGGATTCCCTGGCCGGGATCAAGTCCGTAGATCGGGAGCTGGCGATGCTCCAGTTGACCGCTCCCGGGCCGGGCGGGGCCCCCGGCGTGATGCTGACACCGATCGTGGCCGAGAATCCGCCGCCGCGGATCGGGTTCTATCCGGCTGTCCAGACGTGGGAAAAGGTGGCCGCGCAGCCCGAGCTGTGGATCGGCGTGGACCGGGATTTCCCCTGCCGGCCACTGGACCTGGCCCGGGCGCGGATGTTCCGGGGCTATCCGGTCACCCTAGCCGATGACCAGGTGTACCAGGTTCCGGTGATCGTGGCCCCGGTCACCGGCGATTCGTCCCTACCCCGTCAGTTGTTTCACAACGATCAGGGCATTCTCGTGCTCAAGGTCAAGGCCGAATATGCGTCAGTGTGGGAGGCGGCCGACCGGGTGTGGGACGTCTTCTTCGAGCCGGACGCCCAAGGCGCTCCATCTCGCAGCCGGACTATGGCTTGGAGCGAAATCCTCGGCCATGCCCTGATCTTCCTGGGCGTAAACTACCGATATGGGCCCCGCGAGCAGTCGGCGCTGAAGCTCGTCGACAGCGACAACTGGAGGGACATTCTTCAGGCCGCCGTGGATTGGCCGGCGATCGAGGCCGCTCAAAAAAAAACGGCGGCCGGCGACGGGCCGAGTTCCTCGCCTGGGTCCATGGAATCCGGCCCCAGCACCGGCCCAGCCGCAGTGAACTCTTCTTGATCGCCAGGGAGGCCAGCGGTGGGTGACGCCGTCCTGAACATCGCGGGGGATTCGGCCGGGGCCCAGAAGGCATTCGACGCCCTGCGCAAGCAGGTCACCCAGCTCCGCGAAGAACTGAAGCAGTGCAACCAGGCCCAAAAGACGGCCGGGGCCGAGATGGACGCCCTGGCCCGCTCTGCCAAGCGGGTCTACGACGAAACCCGCACACCCCAGGAGCAACATGCCCAGCGGCTCCGCGACCTGGGAACCTTGCTCAATCAGGGAAAGATCTCCTACGAGACCTGGGGCCGCGCCACCAAAAAAGCCCACGAGGATCTCAACCAGCAACTCAGCCAGACCAGTCAGGGCCACGTGGGTCTCGGCCGTCTGGTGTCGGACTGGAAAGGGCAAATCGGCGGGATTGTCGCCGGATACTTGAGTATCCAGGGCGCCCAGCAATTGATCACCCAGGAAATGCAGCGCCAGGAAGAGCTTCGCCATAAGGCCGCAGAGGCGACCAAGACTCTGGCCACGGCCCAGCGGGAGTTCTTGATCAACTATTTGGCGGCCGCGCCGCGGGGGATGACTGAAGAACAGAAGACGGCCGCCAGCACTGCGGCCCTCGCCCGCATCGCGGCCCTCTCGAAAGAGACGGGGGTGTCGGAGCGGGACCTCACGCTGCGGGCCTCGGCGATCTTCTCTTCGCGCCAGGGGGCGACCGAGCAGATGGCTTGGGAGGCGGTCCGGGAGTCGGCCCGGGTCCAGCCCGGAGAGCTGGAAGGCGGCCGGGCCATGGGGGTGGGCGCGATGGATCTGATGAAGGTCGCCGAGGGAATCAGTGCCGCCCGGGCCATGGGAATGATGGTGGCCACCGCGGGGATGTCCCACGTCTGGGATGTTGCCCGCGTGGCCGAGCACGGCGCCCCGGCGATCGCCGCCGTGGCCAAGACGGGCGGCACGCCGGAAGAGGCCGCAGCCCTGTTCGCCTGGAGCACCCTGGCCCTGAAGGACTGGACCGGCGCGCAAAGCGCCGTCGCGGCCCGCAAGGCCGCCTTGAGTCTGGAGGAATGGCTGCCGGAGAAAGATCGGCCCGTCGTCGGCACGGTCGATGGCCGGCTCGTTAGCGTGGGAATGCGCAAAGGGACTGCACTCAAAAGCTGGTCCGAGCGGGTCGATTGGCTGCGGACTCATCCCAAGGAGGCCGCCCAGATCATCGAGAAAATGGAGTTCGGCCGAGGGGCAATGAAACCCTTCTTTCGCGCCGCGGTCCTTGATCCGGTCTCGTCCGAGTGGAAGATGATGGACGAGCTCCGCAAAACGATGGGCACCGGGCAACAGATGGAAACGGAATACCAGACGATGCTTGGTGCGATGGGGGTGATCCCGGCCTTGCGGGTGGCCGGAATCGGGCGTCGAATCCAGACCAAGGCCGAGGAAATTGCCGTCGCCAATCGTCCTGAAGCCATCGTCGGGGCTATCGAGCCCGAATTCGAGAACTTCATGCTCCAGATGGGCGAGTCTGCATTTGCCAGGACTCGCGGCGGATTTATGGGCACCCGCTTCGCCAGTGGCCGCTTCTTGGAGTACGGTCCAGAAAACGCACTCCAATCAATGATCGATCGCGCGGCCAGCTTGCGGGCGGGTTATCAGCCCATGGAAGGCTTGCTCGGCAGGTTGTTCGGCGAGGGAGGCGATCGCCGGCGATATGAAGAACTGGGGGAAATGCTTGTCGTGTTGCGAGCCCAGCTCGAAGAGATCCGGGAGATGCGCAAGGCGCAGCAAGAGACCAATCGCAAGGGCGCGGCCCACGGGGCCGGGGCAGTCAACCAGCACTCGGAGTAGGGGCGGTGGCGGACAACGCAATCGGCAGCTTCGAGTTCCTCAGCCTGACCGGCCAGGTCGCGCCCCCCAGCACGCGCCTCGAGCTGATCCAGCGCCCCGGGATCCCCGGCTCAGGCGTCCGCGATCTGAATTACCTCTCCGTCCCCTTCAAGCTTCGCTCGATCGTGGATGTGGCTTCGGTTTGGGAGGGACAGATCCTCCTGGTCGACTACGACGCCATCAAGGGGACCGTGGTGACTCTGATCAAGGACGGTGTCGATTTCTCCGATCCGCTTCAGGCGGGCATGATCGGTCCCTGGAGCGTTCTGGTGCTGGACGTTCGCCTGGAGGCCCTCCACGCCACGCTGGCAGCCGTGGGCGGGATCAGCTTGCCATCAGGGGCGGTGTTGGTCTGCCAGTGGGACTTGGTGGCGGTCTGAAATCTTGGAGATGATTCCATGGCAGTCATTCGCAGCCTGACCATCACGATCGACCTGAAGACGACCGAGAGCCTCGAAGAGGCCCCGGCCGCGGCCAGCGCCGCCGTGGTCTCCAAGGACTTCAACCGCGGGGCCCGCCAGTTTGCCTACCCGGCCTTGAAAAAGCTGGCGGCCTGGAAGCCGAGCATTACCAGCGCCTCCTCGGGCCCGGCCTTGCTGGAGATCGATCTGCTGGCCTTGCCCGGGACCCAAGGGGAGTTCTCGGCCGAGGGCCTGCAGCTTCAGATCTTCCGCCTCCACAATCCCACCGGGAACGCGGGAAGCGTGACTCTCCGCCCGGCCCTGATCGACGGGTACGATATTCTTGGCGAAGATAGCTCGGTCACCGTCGAGGTCGGCTGCGAGGTCCTCAAAACCCTCGGCGATGAGGCGCCGGTGGTCGGCGATTTCAGTGGCGCGACCTCCCGCTACCTGGAGCTGGACGGCCTGGAGGGCGACCAATATGAGCTGGAGCTGGTCTTCGGATGAGCCCAATTGACCCGAGTGTCACCCGCCGCTACGACTTCCCCGCCCACCGGGTGTATCTTTCCCCGACTTGGAAGGACGCGGAGTGGATCCTTCGGAAGCATCTCTACTGCAACTGGATCCAGTGGGCAATCGGCCCGGGTCATGATCGGGCCGAGCTCCAGTGGTACTACGGCCCGGTAATCCACCCGAAGGCCGCGGCGGCCGTAGTGGAGCAGCCGCTGATGGGGATCCTCGACTACTACGTCAAGATCGTGATCGACCCGGCCGAGCCAGAAGACCTCGGTCACACTTGGTACGGCGTGATCACCGAGGCCAGCGACCAGCAGCTCGGGATCATCAGCGGCCAGCCGCCGCGGGGCGAGCAGCGGATCCTCTGCCACGGCCTCTCGATCCTCTTGGATCGCTCCTTCGTCCTGAGCAGCTACATCGACAGCGCGTCCGGGCAGCAGAAGCAGATCCACCGCGCCCTCGGCTTCAACTCGGAGAATCCCTGGTTTCGTCGCGGCGAGGACGCCGCCGACCAATCCGCCCGCCGTTTCGGCAATCGCTCTGTCCAGAAGGCCGACGAAGATGTCTACGTCTTTGCCGAGAATCTTGCCGAGGCCGAGCTGTGGACATCCAGGGACATCGTTCAGTACCTCCTGGCGTACCACAGCCCCAGCAACTTCGACGGCGATCGCCCGATCTCCTGGGGCCTCACCCAGCGGGCCCTGAACACGATTCCGGACTGGGATTGCCCGGTCTTGGCCGCGGAAAAGCAGACGCTCTGGCGGCTGTGTGCCCAGCTCTTCGACCGCCGCCGCTTCATGGGCTATCGCATCGCGGTCGAGTCAACGGGGGACTCCGGCGCGCTGGAGCCCCGCCTCGACGTCTTCAGCTTCTCCGAGGACATGATCTCATTGCCCGACGGCGGCTTCATCGGTCCCAACGGCAGGGCCTCTGCCGTGGATCTCGACCCTTACGTCGACGTGGCCGAGCTGGCCGTCAAAAGCTCGGCGGCCCACTGCGTGGAGCGGGTGATCTGCCGCGGCGGCCGTAAGCGGGCCGTGGGGACCTTCAGCTTTGCGGATGGGACCCTGGAGGCGGACTGGACCTCGGGCGATCAGACGCTTTACGAGCAGGGCTCGACCGAGATCGCCGGGCTGACCGACGAGGCAGAGAAATCGGCGCGGCTGAAGCTCTGGCGAACCGAGGACAAGATGAGGCGGGTTTTTTCGCATTTTCGCGTCCCGTTGTCCTGGAACGGCAGCGTCGGCGATGGGATCGGCGGACCGAAGGACCGGCTCTTTCCCGACGACTCGGGCTATGGCCAGGAGGAGATCTACCGCGGCCTGGCCCGATTTGATCGGGCATTGCCGGCGGCGATCCTCCTGGATTCGCCCGATCAGAGCCCCCAGGATCGCCTAGAGGCGGCGGCCTGGATCAAGGTCTGGAGCCACGCCGGCGCCGACCGCTATCAGCACCTCGAGAAGCTTGGCGCAGATCGGATGGCCCACGTCTTCCTCAGCGAGCACCCCGGCGGCGACATCTCCTGCAACCTCCAGGTCCAGCAGCAGGGCCTGGGGATCATCGTCCGCGTCCACGGCGGCCGGATGCATGGGCAGGAGGCCATCGCCAAAACCGATTTCCATCCGACCGCCCTGTTCATCGACGCCATCGAGCCACCCTACGACTGGCGGACGATGATCGTCACGGCCATGATCGAGATGGACAGCTTCGTGGAGGCGGCCTGGCCCTCCAGCGAGGACTCCCCGCCCGATCCCCTGGAGGTGGCCCGCGTGCTCGTGGTTGACGCCGGTGACAAGTACCGGTTGGATTACGTGGCGACGGGGACGGTGGTCGGCGTGATCGACGGCATCCCCCAGCGGGTCAGCCACGGGTATTATGTCCGTGACGATATGGCCAAGCTCCGTAAGCTGGCCAGGGCGATCTATGCCTGGTACGCCAAGGAGCGGTCGGCCCTTTCGATTGTCCTCAGAAACGTGGCGGACTTCCTTGAAGTCGGCGACCTGGTGACCACGCTCTCCAGCGGGAGCAACCTCCAGGAGGTCAACGCCGTGGTCTCCTCGGTCCGGATCGACCTCGTCCGCGGGCTCACCGAAATCATGACCGACTTTGCGGAGCTCGATCCCAACCAGTTTTGACCGCGAGGGCCCGATGCCTGAGTTTCCCGCCGACCTGCGAAGCCGGATCCGGGCCCTGGAGGGCGAGGTCTCGCGCCTGGCGGACGCCCTGGAGGCCCTGGAATCCGCCGGCCGTCATCCCCTCGGCGGCCAGATGCCGGTGATTGCCTTCGGCTTCACGCAAGGCGATCTCTATCCCGGCGGTTCGACCACAGTCCGATTCTACACCGAGGACGATGACGGCGCCCTGGTCGATCGCACAATCATCGAAACCGCCTATGCCGCCAATTACGCCGAGTCGGGCACTTATCTGCCGCAGGGGAGCAATGTGGTCCTGCTCCGGCTGATCCGCCGCTGGTGGATCATCGGCGGAGAATGCTGGGTGAACCTGTCATGAGCACTGGACCGGGACCATGGGGGACGAGGGCCAGCGATTGTTGCGGGCACCAACAAGTCGTGCCGCCTGTGCCCGGCTGCCGGTGTCTTCGGCTGGACGTGTCCGGCGTGGTCTCGGCGGGGAAATGCCCGTTTTGCTCGCGGCTCAATCGGAGTTACCAGGTCAGGCAGTACGGCGGGGCGGTCGATCCGGCCTATTGGTGGATGTTTGGCTATCCTTCGTGGGTCGGGACTCTGTGCAGCGAGGCGCAGCCGTACCCGGTTTGCGGGGACTGCGGTCGGGAATTTGGATCCTATCTGCTCGCGTGCTTGAGCAGCGCCGTCGTGCGGCTATTGAAGCCCGGATTCTTGGGGACTCCACCCGCCAATTATGAGCTTTCGGCCGTCTTGACCGGCGGCGAAGGCGTCAACAGCATCTACTTTGTCAAGGACCTCGGCCCCGACGTCCCGGATTGCCGGACGTGGAATGCTCTGGTCCTGCCCTACGACCACTTCGACGACCAGTGGGGCAACGATGCCTGCAAGGACGGTCAGGTGGCGGTGACACCGGTCGCCGACAGCGCGTGCGATAACGGCATCCGGTGCAATTGGGACAACATGAGCCAGGAGCCGGGGATCTGCTATGAGTTCCCCTCCGGCTTCGGGCCGGAAACCATCCTCACCCTCAACGGACTCCCCAACAACTGGCTCTGTACCTGCTCGCGGCTCAACCGGAGTTATACAATCGGGCGCCTGCGGTGCGCGGCCGTCGTGATCGTCGATCGGGGCACGTTTGGGGGATGCGGGGCGTCGATCCAGGCCCCGACCGGATTGATGTCGCCGCCGTGCCAGCAAGACTACGCGATCAAGGCGGCATTGGCGGCCGATCCCGGGGGCGGCTACTGGGTCCAAGGAGAAGTCTTTTTTCAGGCCGGTTATTCATGGCAATACCAAGACTGCTACGTGAGCCTCGTTTATCAGACCCATATCGACGCGCTGGCCAGCCTCAATGGCCTGATTCTCCCGTTCTACGGCGAGCGCCTCTGGAACGGATGCGGCGGGAACAATTGCCCGGATGACGCCGGCAACTCCTGGATGCAGGTATGGCTCCCATGATTGCGGATGGGCGAGACTACTGCCGGATGCTGCCGATTGCCGGCCAGCCCGGGCGCTTCCGCTGTGCCCACTGCGGCTTCGAGTGGTTCGATGAGATCGTCCGCCGCTGTCCGGGCCTGGCGCCGCGGGTCCGCCGGTCCCGCTTTCCGCCCCCGTGGCGCATGGTCTGGAACCTCCTGGCCAGCCTGGCGGCCTGGATCTTCGATGGCTTCCGGATCGTCAGCTCCGCCGAGCGCCGCCGCCGCCTGGCCGTCTGCTGGCCCTGCGAGGCGCGCCACAATTTGCGGTGCCTCGATTGCGGTTGCAGCCTTACAATGAAGTCCCTGGCCCGCGTGTGGCAATGCCCCCGCGGCAAGTGGCGGCGGCCGGAGGATGAACCCCGGTGAGCCTGCCAGAGCATATCTTTTACCTGGGTTATCCTGGCTACCTCGGCGGGGCCAACAGCGAGGCCTGGCATCTCTTGAAGCTCCTGGCGAGCATGGGGATCCGGATCACGGCCATCCCCACCTGGCGGGCCGAGCCGGCCTGGGAGGACCGGCTGGCCCGGATCGGCATAACGACCCGCCGCGTCGGAATCCGCGACTTCCGCCACGGCCTCCCCTCCGACCTGCGCGGATCCGTCGTGCTGGGGATGTGCAACGCGCAATTCATCCGCCTGGCCCCGCGATTGAAGGCCGCCGGCTGCCGATTGGTGTATCTGCCGTGCATGTGCTTTGTTCAGCACGCCGAGCTGTGTTTCCTCTGTGACGGTGGGAGGATCGACGCCTGGGTCTTCCAGAGCCGCTTCCAGCATGACCGCTGGATCAGTACACTTCAGCAGTTCGACCAGTCCCAACAGATGCGCATCATCCCTGGGGCCTTTGATATCGGCGAGTTCCCGTTTCGCAGGCCGCAAACGCAGACCAATGGCAGCCCGCTTGTCGTCGGTCACCTGTCGCGGCCCGACCCGGCCAAGTTCCCCCGCGAGCTTTGGGAGATCTTCGGCACGCTCCGCCGTGTGGGCGGGGTCCAGGGCTTTCGGGCCCGGGTCATGGCATGGAGTCCCGTGATCGAGCGGCACTGCGGTCCGCCGCCCCCGTGGGCCGAGGTCCTGCCCCGCAATGCCGAGCCCTCGCGGCTCTTTCTGGAGTCCCTGGATATCTTGGTGCAACTGAACGGGACGGCCGAGGAGAACTGGCCGCGGGTCGGGCTGGAGGCCATGGCCGTGGGCGTGCCCATGATTGTCGACGCCCGCGGCGGCTGGTTCGAGATGGTCCGCGGCGGGGTCGATGCCTGGCTGGTCTATGACAGCAAGGAGGCAGGCCGGGCGCTGCGCTCTCTGGCCGGGCGCCCGCAGCAACGAGCTCGGATGGCAATCGACGCCCGCGCCCGCGTAGAAGAGATCGCCGCCCCCGGTCCGATCGCCGCGGCTTGGTATGATCTACTGGAGGGACTGCGAGAATGAAGATCTGCGTCTGCCTCTGCACCTTCCGCCGGCCGGTCTCGCTGGGTCACGTCATCCGCTGCTTCGAGCGCCAGAGTCACCCGGACCGGGAGATGGTGATCCTTGACGATGCTGGACAGCATGGTCCGCGGCGCGGCGATCGCTGGGAGCTGCTCTCGATCGGCCGGCGGTTTCGCACCCTGGGCGAGAAGCGCAATGCCCTGGCCGCTCTGGCCCCGGCCGACGCCGAGGCCCTGGCCATTTGGGACGACGACGACCTGTACTTCCCCTGGGCCCTGGAGGCTTCGGCCGCGGCCCTGGCCAGGGCCGACTGGTCGAGGCCTTCGGTGGTTCTCCATCCCTTGGGCAGGCCGCGGATTGGCCAAACCATCCAGTTTCGGCAGCACCAGACAGGCGGTCTTTATCACGGCGGCTGGGCCTATCGCCGGCGGTTATTTGACGCCGCCGGCTGGTACCCGGCCGACTCCGGGCCCGAGGATCAGAGACTGATGCGGAAGATGGAGGCCCTCAGCCCCAGCGCCGATCCGATCGCGCTGGGATTCCGGCCCTTCTACGTCTTCGGCGGCAAGGTCCTCACCGGCCGGGCCAATCTCTCGGCCCTCGGCTGCAACCAGGGCGCTTACGACTGCCTGGGTCGGCTGCCCGCCCCCGACGCGCTGCTGGAGATCGCCGACCCGCCGGGCGTCGATCTCGACGAGCCAGTCATCCTCCCCACTGTTTACCCGCGCCCGTTTTGAGGACTGCCATGTCGATCGAGACCCTTCGCGCCGCCCATCCCTGGCCCGATGCCCCGCCGGACTTGCCCGAGGACTGGTTTGGCTGGTTTTGCGATACGACTGCGGCCATGCTCGTTTCCGCCTTGGGCCCCGAGCGCAAAATCATCCTGGAGTGCGGCAGTTTCTTGGGTTTTTCGTCACGGGCGATCCTGGAAAACGCCCCAAATGCTGTCCTCCTCTGCGCGGATACCTGGCGGGGCTCCCCCGAGCACAACGTCCCACAAGCCTCGCCGGAGTGGCGAGGGCGGATCGCCACGCTCTATGAGGGATATCTCCGCAACCTCTGGCCGTGGCGCGATCGGGTGATCCCGATCAGGCAGGACAGCTTCGTGGCCATGGCCGAGATCTACGCCGCCGACGTGGTCCCCGATGTGGTTTATCTGGACACCGAGCATTCCGCCCAGCGCGTGCTCGGCGAGTTGGCCTTAGTCCGAGCGTACTGGCCGCAGGCGATCATTGTCGGCGACGACTTCAACAATGCCGCCGTCTTCCACGCTGTCATGGCCCACCTCCAGGCACGTCCGGATCAGCTTCTCTCCCAGAACGCCAGCGCCTTCCGCCTCGACCCGAAACTGCCGCCAAACACGGAGATCTACTGGTGAACTTCATCGACGTGATCCTCGTGACCTGGCCCAACCATCCCAGGCGCCTCCAGTACTTCCGCCGCACGGTGCGAGCCCTGGCGGAAAAGCTCACCGCCAGCCGGCACGAGCTCCGCTGGCTCTGCTCGTCGGAGTCCGCGCGCGACCCGGACAGCACCTGGCACGGCGATGAGCTGGCCGAGTTCTGCGCCAAGGTGGGGATCAAGCTGCACTGGCGCGAAGGGCCGCCGAGCCTGGGCGCGGGGATGAATGCGGCGGCCCGACTCTGCATGGCCCCCGTGTGCCTCCTGGTCCAGGACGATTACGAGCTCTTGGAGCCCCTGGACCTTTCCCCGGGGGCCGAGCTGCTGGCCGAGAATCCGCAGATTGATTTGGTCCGTTTCTGCTACTTTTGCCACCCCCAGTATGGCACGCAGTTTGTCGCCGACTCCGGACATCACGGCTGGCAGCGGGTCAACATCCGCGGCTACTGGCCCTACGGCGACGACCCCCAAATGCGCCGGCGTGATTTCCACGCCAAGTGGGGCTGGTACCTGGAGGGCGGCCAGCACGGCGTGAGTGAGGGCGACATGCTCTGGCGCCTGGTCCGCGGGGAGGCCACGATCTTCGCCGCCGATCGCTGTTACTTCGGGCATTTCGGCGAGGTCGCAGCGGTCCCCGAATCGCAGGAGCACCGCGAGCGCGCCGTCACCAGGAGCCAGCCATGCCCACAATCCGCCTGATCCGCCAGGTCGACGCCCCGGACGGGCGCGGGCCTCGCAACGGCCAGTTCGCCCTCCAGCGACTGCTCCGCCAGGAGGCGTGGCCTTGGCTGGCCATCGGCGGCGAAGTCCAGCCGGGCGAGATCCCCTGGGCCTGGTCGTTCGAGGACGCCGAGATTGCCCTCGCGGCCGCCGTGCGCGGCGAGCCATTCATCCTTGGGCCCAACGTCCTGTTCATGAACAGCCGTTGCCCGCGGTCCACGCTCCAGGAGCGATTGCTCTGCGAGGCCCGGAGCTGCCGACTCCTGTTTACGGAGTCTGACTGGTACGCGGACCTGATCCGCGCGAACCTGGCCTCGACGAACCGGGCCGATGTCGTCCTTTGGCCGTATCCGATCACCCCGTTGCCAGACAAGACGGAGGTGCCTGGGTCGGGCGAATCCCGGCCATACGAGGTTCTGATCTACGCCAAAAGCGGGTTCACCCGACGCTTGCTCCGGGAGCTGGGCCGGACATTCCGCCGATCGGTGAGGGTGATCTACGGCTACTACGACCGCCAGCGGTTGCTCGACCTGGCCGTCCGCTCCTCGTGCTGTCTCTATTTCTCCGACGACGATCGCGGTCCGCTGGCCCTGGCCGAGATCCTCCTCTGCGGCTGCCCGGCGATCGGCGTAGCCAGGGGCGCGCCATGGATCGAGCCGGGGGTCAACGGTGTGCTCGTCGACTCGTTGCAGAGCGTCCCCGCCATTTCGGAGGCGGTCCGCGCCGCCTGCACCTTGGATCGGGAGGCGATCGCCGCCCGGGCCCGAGAGCAATTCGGCGGCCCGGCTACGGTCCGGGCGATTCGGGCGGCCCTGGAGCCAATCGCGGTCGACCCCACCGCCTAAACCCGCGCTAGGGTTCGATCAGTGGCGGGCCGCGCTTTTCGTCGGACCGCGATGAGAAGAGCCGCAGGGTGCACGGGATGCTCAATTCCATCAAGCCCAGCAGACAGAAGATTAGTCCGGCAAGTGCGGCCAGGTTGTTGCCCGAAACCGAGCCCCCGCCGAACGCGCCTGTTGCGGCAAGCAAAAACAGGACCCCGGCGATAGTCACCAACCACCGTCCGCGCAGGCTTTGTGCATTCATGGCTCGAACTGCCTCCTAGCTCTGACAGCATCTCAGTGCGATTCTAGCTTCCGCTATCGCTACCGTCAACTTGCCACGCCGCTCAGCTTGCGGCCGGGTGGATCATTTCCGGGGAAATGCCGGCCGGCCGCGCCCGGGCGCTCATGCCCTTCCAGGTGCCCCGTTGTCTTCGACGATCGCCGTGGAGCCGGCGCCACCTATTTGACAGCCGCGGTTGTCGCAATTCGCCACGTGGCCCAGGATCGCTGCTTCCCGCCAGGCTCCGATCTATCGACCCGGCCCTCTCCGACGCAACCTGCGCGATCCTGGGGGGCCGATTTTCAGCGTACGTGCCGGCACATCCCCCCTGGAGACTGGCAGGCAAGGTCTAGTTCTCCGCGTCTAGCCCGACCCCCCCTTCTGGCTTCCCGAAATCCCAAGTGTCCAGTAGCCGCCGTCTAGCCCCCGGCTACCACACAACTCCCAAGCCTCCAAGGATTTACGACGAATGCGGAAATTTTTGGCCTCTAGCACTTGACTACTAGCCGAAGTCTGCTAGCCTTACAGCAGGAGGAAACGATTATGGCAAAGACAAAGACACAGGCGAAGAGGGAGACTGGGGCCATGGCGGACCGGATCCGGTCCGCCAGGGCCAAGGCCGGCTTGACCCAGGAGGGGCTGGCCCGCCGGGCCGAGCTGACCTCGGCCGCGATCTCTAGGATTGAGCGCGGGGTTGCCCCGCGCGTGCGAACCCTCAAGCGGATTGCCGCGGCGCTTGGCGTGCCGGCGGCGGAGTTGTTGGATTGACAGAACTGAATATACTAGAGGTGGATCGAGCCGGCGGGCTGAAACGCAGCACGGGCTGACCCCCGCAGGAGAGACTAAAATGGAAACGCTGCAAGGCACTTCTCAAGCTGATTATGCTGCTCAAGGCAAGTCGAATAACTTCATCGCGGCTCGCGCGGCTGGGCGACTGACAGCAGGGCAAGCCGCTAAACTGCTTAGCAGGCGGCTCGGCCGAAAAATCACCGCCAAGCAAATCGAGCCGCTGGCCGTCGAGTTTCATCATGCTGGTCGGTTCGGTCAGCACCGGGCCAGGCGAGTGTTCTTTTTCTCGGAAAGCGAATTGGAGCGGATCACGCTCGCCGATGTAGATCGTGCTGCTGCGCCGCTGTGGGGCTGGGTACTTGGCTTCCGTGCCGACTATGGCACGTACGGCCGAAAGAGCTATCGGCCCATCGTGGCCAAAGTTGGCCAGTTTGCCGCCGACAAGGCCCATCGGCTGGGCGACAAATTTCACAGATTAAGCGAGTCTGAAGCGGCCGAAGCAAAGGCGGCGGTCGGTAAGTCGCTCCCGGCTTTCAGCCAAGATTGGAGGGAGGCGCGATGACACTTGGAATCGACCACACCTTGCCGCGATGGCTGATCGACGACACGGCCGACATAAGCAATGCCCGCGTGTTTGCGATCCACACGCAAGAGCCGCGATTGATCGGCGAGTTGTTGTCGGAAGATGAGGCCGGACTTGACGGCATCCAACTGGGCGGCTTGCCTTACGGAGAGGTTCTGACCCGGATCGTCTGGTTCGACGATCCGATTTTTGAGGCTGACGATTTGTGTCGGTCACTTGCAGAGGCGATCGACCATCACGCTGCGATTCGAGATTGGGCGCTATGATCGAATCCTGTCCTACATGGAACTGCTGGCTATGGCACGCGCGGCCCTGGCCGCGGCCGACGCGGCTTCGTTCCGACTGTACCGCGCGAAGTGCCGCGAGGAACTCGCCAAGCTGGGCGAGGTGAAGAGCGGAATGTGCTCTTGCACCGAGTTTTGCGCTGACTGATTTTTTGTTGACTGCTCACGGCAGCGCTGCTCTCGGCCGGCGATGAGCCGGCCTCTTCTCTTTTTTGACAGCTCTCTCTGTTACCGTTGACCACTGGCACCCTAATCGAGGCCCGCCACCGAGCGGGGTGCGAAGATCTTTCCGGGCACGGCCTTCTATGCCTGCCAGCCCGTCAAAGGCGATCTTGCACCACTTTGCACCACTTTGCAGCATGCCAGGCCAGCTATTTGACAGCCGCGGTTGTCGCAATTCGCCACGTGGCCCAGGATCGCCCCGCCGCCCCAACCTCGAATCGTACAATCGGCCCCTTACCGACGCATCCTGGGGCAAACGGCGGCCCTTCTCTTCGGACTTTTAATCCGTAGGTCATGGGTTCGAGCCCCATCGGCCTCACTTTGGCAAGAATACCACCAATGGGGGAATCTAGAGCTACGGACAAAGGTCCGTAGGCCGCGGTTCGCCCCCGATTCGGCGGGTCTGGTGTTCTTTTGGGCGGCATGCTGCCGCTGATCGAACGTAGGCAGCCAGACCCGCCGAACCGGGGGCGAGGCTGCCTGCCCACCCAATTCTACGTTCTTTGCGGAAAGTGGAGGCCGTTCCCGGCCTTTGTGGGAAACCACAATCTGCCGCCCCGATTCCCACTGCCGATAGTGTCCCGTGTGGCGCC